ACCCCCAAACTCTTGCAATCTTGGAATAACTGTATTTCCAATCTCACTTAAGAAAGTCTCAGTGTTAATAACTTTCTTGCGGTCGCCAATTAAACCACCAGAATATTTAGCTGCTCCTTGAGCAAGCGGGGCATATGGCCCAGCATAGATGCCTTTGTCTAGTAAAGCTCTAGCACTCTTTAGGCTTGTAATTGCTGAATACTTATTATCAATTGTTGCTTGTGCTTCTCCGACTATTTTTCCAGCAGCAACATCAGCAGATTTATCACCAACATTGATAGTTGCACCCGGACTTGCAAGTTTTAATACTTCTCTTGCAACATTTAATTTTGCTATCTCTTCTTTTGTCAATGTTGCTGGGTCTTTAACACCTAACTCAAACATAACATTTCTTGCCTGATCTAAGGCGCCAGCTTGTTTCTCTCTAGTTGCTTGAGCCAAGGACGCTATACCAGCAGCCTTTCTCTGAAAGCCCTGCATCTGCTCAGCCTCTAACTTAGCAGCTTGCACAGCAGCCTGTTGAGCCAATGTAGTTACACCTAATTTAGCCGCAGAGTCTGATAACTTCTTAAAGAAATCTGGTGAAGAAGCATCGCCACCTGAGGCCTGTAAGGCTTCTTGGTAGGCTTGTTGTCCCAACTGTGCCTGCTGTAGCCTTGGGTCCTGCACCGAAGGCAGACCAAATAAAGTATTGACAACGCCGCCCAAGGCCTGACCCATTTGCTGGCCTGATCTAGCAGCACCAAGATTAATAATCTGCTGAGGGGTTAACTTAGCCTGTTCTAGTAATCCACGCTCACGTTCAGCCTCGATAGCCTGCTGTATCAACTGAGGATTATAAGAACCAAATAATGTTTGCTCTGCCATTTGTATTTCCTTTAGTAAGGGCTGTAACCACCACTGTAATCCATTACAGATTCTGGTGTTGGTCCATAGTCATAGTATCCAGAAACCTCTGGATTATAGACACTAGGCCCAGGAGTAGCTGTAGATTGCGGTGCTGGTGCTTGTTGTTGACCAAATCCTAGACTTCCAAAAAAGTCTTTCATTAGGTTTTGACTAGCAAGATTCCTAGTACCAATCTGTGATAGTTGACCACCAAGTCTGGTCTGTGCTGCTGCCATGCCGCCTTCTAATAAAGAACGACCAGCTTGTGCGCCAGCAAGAGCTGACCTGCCACCCAACTGAGCACCAATATCCAGAGGTTGCTGACCTGCCTGCTCAAGCAACTGAGATACACCGAACTGGGTCTGGAATGGTGACAATGCAGTTGTACCCAGTTTAGCGGCTTCGCCAAACAATCCAGTACCAAAGTTAATACGATTCCTTGCTTCTTGTTCTGCCTGTGCAGCCAATTGCAGGTCTTGTGTACGCCTTGCGGTAGCCAACGCAGCCAACTCAGGCTGGCCTACATCGCCAATATTGAGGCCTGCACGACCACGACCAAATACAGAAGCACCCAATCTTGCCTCTTCACGCTGACGGATTGGATCAAGCATTGCATACTGTTCTTGCAGATACTGGTTACGAGCCTGCTCTGGTGTTGTTGCTAGGTATTGCTGACCAAGACCAAACAAGGTTTGAGAAGGTGCTACAGCACGTTCAGCAAGCCCTAGACTGTCTCCGTAGAGAGCAGAGAGCCTATCTTGAAGAGCCTGTATCTCTGGCGATGTAGTGTAACTAGCACCACTAAGGCGACCTTCAGGACCATATTGGAATTGTGATTGTCCAAACCTAGTAGAGATGCCTACGGGCCTAAACCGGGCTTCTTCGGCTGCTAATTGTGCAGCACGTTCTTGAGCATCGGCTGCATACCTACTTGCGGCTGCTTGTTCTGCCGCTGCCTTTCTTGTAGCCCGTGCGCCTATGGCTGATCCAATTACGCTGCCTATTGCGTTACTCATTTAGATTACCTCTTTTTCTAAAATATAACCAGTTAGTTTAAAACCAAACTTCTTCTCAAATGCTTTGTAATTACGCTTGGTGCCCATGATTATCTTCTTGTATCCTAACTGCTTTGCTAGTTCATTGAGATAGATATTCCAATAATGCCCATCACCATAAACTTGCAGAGCAACTAGAGCATCATCATGCTCAGTCCAAGACATAAAACCATATTCATTTTCAACTAAGTTGTCTAATCGTATTACGGTATCTTTAGACTTAGTTAGGTACTCTTTGATTTGTTCGTTGTTCATTAGGTTTTCATAATGTAGCAAAGAGCATAGTACGGAGGCAGGTTAGCATTAGTACCTGAAGAACCTGTAGAATCTGTGGTTCCGCTTACTGTGTGGGTGTGCGCTGCTGCCGTACTCGTGTTCGTGTCATAGCCAGCAACCGAACCATTAGCTCCAGCCACGTTGACCCAAGTATCTGCATACCCATAGCGAGCAACAGGAACCCCAAACGGGTCCAACTGAGTATTAGTACCAGTTAGGTGGCTATGGGAGCCACCAGAACCAGTAGTTGCAGTTAACGAATGCGTATGCGATACAACAATAGCATCTTTAGAACCACCAGTAGCACCCACTGCGTAAGTAGACCCAGCGCCTACAACAAACCGATCTCTTAGGTCTGGTGTGGAATTAGAACCGTTACATAATACCCAGCCAGAAGGGATAGATGCGGAAGAACCTGACCAGATAATAATACCACCGCTGGGGAACACTGCTGCTACTGCCGTAGCAACGAAGGCTGTACTAGCAATCTGCGTAGTGTTCGTCCCAGAAGACGCTGTAGGCGCTAACGGAGTACCTGTAAGTGTTGGGCTATTGCTGTCTGCTTTGGATGATATGGCAGAGGCAATGGCGGTATATTCTGCATCAATCTCAGTTCCTTTGATGACCTTTGCTGGGTTACCAGTGCTAAGAGCATCCTTAGATGCAAAGTTAGTTGCTTTCGTGTAATTGCTCATACTGTTTTTCCTTGTGCGACATAGACATCGATTTTCTGAATAGAAAGAGGATCACCATTTAATTCTGCTTCTAATCCTAGTTGTAGGACAGATCCATTACCGCCTGCGTTGATTTGGAACTGGTCTAGGACGACACCATTGGAGAATTCAGCAATGTTGTATTCCCCTATATTATACTCGTAAACCGAGCCGGTGTCAAGTGTTTTCGTTTCGCTATTGTAATTTTCTTTGTAATCAAAGCCCCATTTGATGGCTACAGCGTCACCAGACCCGCCAATAACCACAAATCCTATCTTTTTAAGGACTTTTAAGGCTGTTGGGCTGCCAAAGTCAAAGTAATTAGTGTAATACTGTAGCCGGTAGGTAGAGGCGTTATCTAGGTGTCCATAGTATTTACCGATGTACCCAGGCTTGCCTAGCAATAACTGCTTGGCTTGGTTAACAAACAAAGCCTTAGGATCAATGCCGTCCCATATAGTGACACGGGCAGAGCCGTCCTGTAGAGCACCCCGCATATCAAAGCAGTAGGTAGCCTTGGTTGCTGGGAGGGTAAGCAGATAAAAGGCATCCCGGTCATAATAGACAGACTTGATGGTGCTAGCTGTCTCTGAGGCCACTGCTAAAATAAGTTCATCACGGACGTTCTTAGACATATCCCGCATAGGCAGGGACTTCTCTTGGATAACCCGCTGGAGACTACGCACACCAGAGTCAGACAGGAAGATAATATCTGTGCCTGTGTTCTGTACAGAGTCCCTAGCAACACAGCCTACATTGGGGATAAAGTCTTCTAAGGCCAAGGTAGTGACATCTATAGGGTTTCTATAGATAGCAATGTTGTTTCTACCAAAGATGATTAGAAAGCCGTTGTGGGCCGCTAGAGCGATAATCTGGTCATTGTTAGGGAACACAGAGTTGATCGACAGAGAGCCTGAGTCGCCGCCTTGGAAGTCAGATCCGTCCAAGAGCCTGCTAAAGTACACAGTCTGTCTGTCACCAACAATGTCTGCCATCCAGATACGACCATAAGCAGCTAAGGCACAGTTGGGCTTAAAGTCTGCTACAGAATACCCTGTCGGCAGGGTGCCAACATCGCCTAACTGCTGAAAGCCAAAGGAGCCAGAATGAGAATGAGGATTAACAATAGTGGTGACTGTGCTGGTCAAAGAATTACCAACTGTGTACCCTGTACCGGCAGTAGAGACTGTCACAGTGGCTACACCAGTACCGCTAAGGGTTGCTACAGTTAACTTAGCCCCAGAGCCAGAACCGCCTGCTAGTGTCAATATGTCGCCAACATTGTAGCCAGAGCCAGCAGCACTGACTGTTACTGTCGCTATTGGACCAGTACCGCCACCACCGCTAATCGTAGCCACAGAAAAGGTAGCGCCAGTGCCCGGAGTTGGCAGGTTGTGGAAGACCAGTACAGGGTGTCCTGTCTGCACCATGTATGCATGGGAAACAGCATCAGAGCCGTCACCAAAGGGCAAAGCCGCAGCTTGCCAATTGTTGCCTGTTATCGTGTAAGACACATCGGCAGTGTTAGCCTGTGTCCTAACAGTCTTGGTGGTCATCGTTGTGGTGCCAGTAAACAACTTGTTATTACCAGCACTGATGGTCTGGTTGCCACCAACATCAATCATCTCAAAGATAAACTCTACAGCATTACCAGATCCTAAGTCTGTGTTGACTGCCGTATTAACAGGTGTCCAGCCACGCCTAGCGCCGACACGACCATACCTATCGATAACACAATTCTGTGCCTTCAGAGCATAGCCTGAAGACAACTGAATACTGCTTTCTTGCGTGTTTAGGCCTAGAAAGCCCGGAGCAGCAATAGTAGCGGTCTGTATTCTTTTCATTAAGTGGAACCCCAGATGAGTTCTTCAGGATAACGATTAGCCTCAGCAGCAATATGGTCTGATAGAGACTGGCGATACAACTCGTAAGCCTCAGCACTGTTTAGTCCATTGTCCTCTCCACGCTCATTTAAGGCCTTGGCATAGGCTAAGAAGATTACAGGCTCTGATGGAACCTTGATCTGTGTCGAAGCAGAGGTAAATTCTGCCTGTGGCTTGATGACGTTAAAGTAGATATTATAGACACCATCAGGAATAGGATAGAGGTCTACCTGTGTATCTCCGTTGGAGTCTACGCCGTTAAAGTTATAACGATCAGGAGCACCGACTAAGACTGTCCCGCTGTTTAAGAACAACTCATCCATCTTCCTAGTTGTCTCATAGTTTAAGAACCAGTCAGACTCTGAGTTAATAACATCGATGACCTTAAACCGCTGACCAATACCAGTTAACACATAGTTAAACAGGTTAGCAGAGGTGGTTACAGTCAATGTCTCAGACAGAGCATTCCAAGTATAGGAATCTTCAACCTGCCGTTTAGCATCGTTGATGAACCTACCAATAAGTTTAGAATAGGCATTGTCAGTAACGGCAGTAACCTCTGGCTCACGCAAGCGAACCAAGGTTTCGTTGACAAGCTCTAAGTAAGTTTTGTTTGCCATTTAGCAATCCCATTTCTTTAGTGCTAAAGCCTTCCTTGTTGGTCTTCCCTTAGAATCCTTCATAGGCCCAGGAACACCACTCATACGGGCACAGAAAGACTTCCTACGAGCAGCCTTCTTAGGAGACTTTGCAGCTTCCTTAGCGGACACGGGAGGCTTCAGGTTAGCGCCTTCCTTGTTCTTAAAGTATGCCCTGCCTTTGGCATTTAAGCCACCTTCTGGGTTCTGATATACTTTTTTTACCATTATTTCTTCGCAGTCTTCTTAGCTTGTTTAAATGCCTTAGCAGTGGGTGCGCCTTTAGAACCTACTTTACGCATCTTCTCACCAGATCCCGCCGCTATCCGCTTACGCTTTGCATTGATGTTGGCATAGAGGCCGGGCTTAGTAACCACGAGAAGAGCCTTTCTTAGCTTTCTTCTTCTTAGACATACCAGTCATTGTTAGGCCAACAGCTACTGCTTGCTTCTGTGGCATACCTTCTTTACGAAGCTTGCTAATCTTTGCAGATGCTGCCTCTTGTTTGCCCTTCTTAGTGTAAGGGTATTTCTTTCCGTCTACCATTGGCATACTATTCTCCTTAGAATTGGAATTGAACTGCGGTTTCAGGGATAAACTCTACTGTTGCTACATAGGTTACTGTGTTGGTGCTTGAGTTTTGTACACGAATCTCGTCACCAGCCTGCATTACTACCTCTGTGTTGCCATCTAATATAATAAAATCACCAGCGCCTAAGTTCTTACCACCAACAATAAAGTACTCAGTATTGGTAGAAACATCATACCAGTAGACCTTTGGAGTATCGTTGCCGGTAAGACTAATAATGTACATTAACTGCCAAAGACCAGTATTCTTCGTAGGAACCGTAAGAATAGTTTCCTTGGTAGTAGTGGTCTTAGTTTTAACTGCTGAGACTTTTCTGCTCATATTAACCTATTTTAAGAACTAAACTGAGTAGTAGAACTACGATGAAACCAGTAGTACCAAGAAGGATTTGTTCTAGTCTTTTAAGCCTAGCGTTGATGCCTGCATAGCGTTCGGCGCAGACTGCCTCATGGGTGTCAAGTTGTCCTTTAACTTGGTCTATTGGTGACATCACTATCTCCACTTAGGTCCTTCCATCCAAGCTACTAGAGAATGTCTAGTGCCTTTGGTTACTGGGTTTACCTTATGAACTATAAAGGAGGGAAACACTAAAACAGTTCCTTGTGTTCTAAGGTGTTCTTGTTTAGGGGCGCTGAGGTGTAACGGCTGCATCTCAAACTCACCACCTTCATACTCTTCTGGGCTAGACAGTTGGCACACTAAAGACAACTTCCTATGTGCTTGTCTACCATCATCCCAGTTTACATCATTGTGCCAATTATAATAACCTTGGTCTTCTGCGTTGTACTCTGTAAACTGAATCTCATTTAAGTGCCACAACTCAGATCCAAAAGCATTATGATTAGCAATATGAAATAAGTTTGTTATCTCATGGTACAGCCAACCAAGGTCTTTATTGTCTCTAGTGATCCACCTAACCTTACTTCTACGAATCTTGGTGTCTACATTAGAGCCTTGGAATCCTATTATTGCATCCTGCGGTTCTATTTCTTTTGCTTGCTCTACTATGGTGCTACAAAGTTCTTTGGGATACCGCTGCTGCCACATCTGCCACATTGCGTTCAAACTGTCTCAACCCAAGAAGTTGTTGCCTCATCCCATGAATACTTCTTGCCATCTGTTGGCATCGGAGTAGGAGCATCCCATAAGGCTGTGTCGTTATTCAAAACCCATGAAGCGTATGGTTTTGGGGGAACGAAAGCGTCTAAACCTACGTTGTATGTGAAACCAACACCAGCGTAGTTCTTGCGGATTGAGCCGTTGTAGGATGTCTGCTTCCAGTTGCCGCCAAAGAGTCGCTCGCAGAAAGCAGCACCGATGTGCTCTTTTTCTACGCCGTTGGCATCAGCGGTATCTGCGTTTCCTACAACAATTACTTGCGTTACTACGTTATTGCTATCAAGTTGGGCAAAGTGTGCCATGAATTACTCCTTTATAGATTCAAGTTTAAGACCAGTTAAGTCCATTTCTTCCCCAACCAAACCGACTGGAAAAGTGTTAAAAGAAAGACTGATGCGGGTGTCCTCGCCCTTAACAGTCTCAACCATGTGAGTTAGGCTCGATGGGAATAGGACTAAGTCCCCAGTTCCTACTTCAAACCACCAACTCTCAGAGTTCCAGATGTTCCAATCGCTTGGAGGAAACTTAATCTGCTGAAAACCGTCACGGTAAAAGTAGATTTTATCTGTCTCACGGTTTGCCTGTGGGTAAAACACACCAGACACAAAAGAATTAGGGTGAGCGTGTTTGTGGTGGTACTGCCCCGGCTCTGTGTAGTTAACCCAAGACTGAGTGACCCGCAGGCTTACGTCATGCTTTGGGCTGTAAATACTCTTAAAGTATTCAGAAACGCTAGACTCAATAAAGTCCCGCAACTTAGTCATTGACCGATTACGCAGAATCGTGTTGTCGGTAGAAGTCACGTTCCCCATATTAGCCCGTGTTTCTTGACCCTTGATGAAAGAAAGTTCCTTCTCCGTCAGTTCACGGTCTAGTTGATAAATCGCAACCGGCGTTGGGAATAGACTATGGATCATGCAGCCGCCTTCTGACCCGTAAGTTCAGCAAACTTCTCAGGCAACCAGATTGTATTGATGGAGTCCTCAAACGCCTTAATCTTTTCCATCGTGGCATCAATTTCTTCCCATGTCGGGCAGGGTCTGGGGTCATCCCAACGGGTAATAATCCTGTTAGAAATCTCCCATTTAGCGTCTGGACGCAACAACTCCATCGCCGTGTTGATGCCGTACAACCTATAAATTTGTGCCTGATTCATTCTTTCTCCTAGTTACCAACGAATAATTACGATACCTGAACCGCCTGCTGCGCCGGGAACGAAACTTAATCCGCCGCCGCCACCACCACCTCCGGTATTTTCGGTTCCAGCAGTTGTTGCACCGCCACCGGGGCCACCAGCACCTCCACCACCCGCCCCTCCAGAGCCTGCGTTATTTACTTCTGTCCCACCTCCACCACCTCCAGCATAAGTCGTAGATGTTCCAGAAATTACAGATGCGGTTCCGGCTCCACCGTTGCCGCCAACACTTGCAGTTCCGTTAGCGCCTGCCGCTGACGCACCTCCGCCGCCGCCACCACCGTAATTTGGGCCACTAAAATTACCAGCACCGCCGTTATTTCCTTGTGACGGAGAAGTTGATGGGGTATTACCAGAGCCACCGGGGTTTCCGCCAGCGCCACCACCTCCAGAACCACCAGCAAGGCCATTATTTCCGTAATAGCCACCGCCACCACCGCCAGCAGATGTAATAGTGCTAAATACTGAATTAGAACCTGTTACCCCATCTGAAGGGCCACTAGTTGCCCCGGCTCCACCGCCACCAACAGTTACGGTGTAAGTAGTTCCCGCAGTTACTGACAATCCGGTTCCAGTTCTAAATCCACCAGCACCGCCTCCGCCACCATCTAACCGCGAACCACCGCCACCACCAGCTACTACTAGGTACTCGACCTCAGTAATGCCACTAGGTGCAGTCCATGAGCCTGATGATTGGAAGATTTGGTAATTAGGTTTGGAGAGGTATTTGAGAAGAACAACGCCTGAACCGCCGGAGCCGCCTGCATAGAGAACCGATGGTGTTTGCCAACCGCCGCCGCCACCTCCACCAAGATTTGCGGTTCCGTTTCCTCCTTCTCCCGGCGATGCGTTGTTTCTTCCGGCTCCACCTCCACCAGCACCGCCAGTTCCGGCTGTGCCACCGGTATCATAAACTCCACCACCTCCACCTCCAGCGTAGGTTACGGATGAGCCGCTGATTGAA